TTTTTGTTTCGTATATTTTAAATAAAGTATAATAGGAAGACTTTTCAGATCCAAGATCTAATGGAAACTGTAAATTTATACCTGCTTTAGTTTTACCTTTATTATTCAATCTTTCTAATGCTGTTGTTGCCACTTAGCTAAATATCCTCATATCAAGAATTTACTATTATTTATATGGCATACAAGGGAAAATATATACCAACAAATAAGAAAAAATATGTTGGAGATCCTTATAAAATTGTTTATCGTTCTTTGTGGGAAAGAAAATTCATGGTTTATTGTGACATGAATGAATCAATTATATCTTGGGCTTCAGAAGAAATAGTAATTCCATATCGTTCTCCGATTGACAATCGAATACATCGTTATTTTCCAGATTTTTTCATAAAAGTAAAGCAACAAACAGGTGAAATAAAAAACATGATTATTGAAATCAAACCAAAAGTTCAATGTTCACCACCAAAAGTGCCAAAAAGAAAAACAACCAAATATTTAAATGAAGTAAAAACATGGGGAATAAATAAGCAAAATGGAAAGCTGCAATGGAATGGTGCTCTGATCGTAAAATGGAATTTAAACTTATTACAGAAAATGAATTGAAAATATAGAATAAATAATTGTATGGCAGATAACTATTTTGACCAAATTCTCAGACAAACTGGTGGACAAGAAAGATCTTATCGTTGGTTTCAACAGAAAGTTAGAGAGTTTGGCGTACCATCACAAAAACAATTATTACAAAAAGAGTCAACAAACTATTCATTGAATGTGGGTAGCATGAACTTTTTTGTTTATGATGCGAAATACAAAAAAACATTGCCTTATTATGACAAATTTCCATTAATAATTCCCATTGATGAAACAAGTAGATATTTTTTAGGAATTAATTTTCATTATGTTTCTATTCCGTATAGAATTTCATTGATGGAAAAATTAATGAGATTTGAAAGAACAAGAGAAAATGAAAAAAGAATATTGACAGAGTGGAGAAACATCAAAAACTTCAAAGAAATAAGACCAACCATCAAAAAATACTTAAAGAATCATGTGCGTTCTCCATTTGTAAAAATAAAACATGAAGAATTTAAATTGGCATTGATGTTACCTGTTCAAGATTTTACCAACGTGACCAGAAATAAAGTCTATTATGATTCTAGAAGGATGATTAACTCATGAGCGCAGCATTTAGTAGTAATTCTATTACATTTTTTGAATCAGTTAAAAAGTTTGGAATATCAAAACCAAATAGATTTGAAGTAAATATTAATTCTCCTGGAGCTACATCTGGAGTTGCTGATGATAATCTAGTATCACTTTGGTGCCAATCAGTCGAACTTCCTGGAAGAACAATTGAATCGCAAACAAATGATAATATTTATGGTCCAACTCATGAAATAGCTCAAGGATTAATATTAAATGATTCTATTTCAATGACATTTCTTCTTGATGAAAAATTAGATATTAAAAGATATTTTGATAATTGGCAGAAAACCATTTACAACCCAAATACATATGATATGTATTATTATTCGAATTATGTCCGTGACATGACGATTAAACAATTATCCAAAACTGATGAAGTTGTTTTTAGTTGCAAAGTTTATGAAGCATTTCCTAAAACTGTTGAATTGATAACACTCAGTGCAGATAGCAGAAGTGAAGCATCAAAACTAAATGTTTCTATGGCATTCAGAGATTGGATTGAAGAATAACTTATGAAAGGAAATAATGGCGTTACCATCATTAGCAGTAAACAAATATGAATTGACTGTACCATCGACAAATGAAGAAATAGAATTTAGACCATTTTTGGTCAAAGAAGAAAAAATGCTTCTCATTGCTCAACAAACAGGTGATGAGAAAGATATTATCAAAGCTGTTGAAAATATCATTAATGAATGCACATTTAAAAAGATAGATGCAAAAAAACTTCCGATATTCGATCTAGAATATATCTTTATTCAATTAAGAGCAAAGTCAATCGGTGAAGTATCAACTGTAACAGTTACATGTCCAGATGACGGAGAAACAAAGGTTGAAGTTGATATTAATCTTGAAGATGTTGTTTGCGAGAAATCAGATGAACATACAAACAAAATTGAATTAACAGATACTGTGGGTGTGATTATGAATTACCCAAGAGTAAACAATGTATCTGGAATGAATATGGAAGATCCAAATGCTGGATTTGAAATCATTAAAAATTGCATTGGTCAAATTTATGATGCTGATGAAGTTTATGATAAAAATGATATTACAAAAAAAGAACTAGAAGAATTTGTAAATTCTATGAGTCATCAACAATTCATGAAATTACAAAGTTTCTTTGAGGATATGCCAAAAGTTCGATATAGAACTAAAATTAAAAATCCAAAAACAGGTGTAGAAAGTGATTTAGTAATTGAAGGACTGCAAAATTTTTTCTAGTAGGTCTCTCTCACAATAGTTTGGAAAATTATTATCGTTTGAATTTTTCATTAATGCAACATCACAAATATTCATTGACAGAAATTGAACATATGTTGCCGTGGGAGAGAGAAGTTTATGTCGGATTATTGTTGCAACACATTGAAGATGAAAAAATGAAACAACGCCATGAGAAGATGAATCAACAATCAAGAGGTTAAAAATGCCTAACAAAAGCATTCAAGAACTTTTTAAAAAGTATGATATAAACGGAAGTGGTGATGTTACGGAAGAAGAAATGAAAAGAGCAACAGAAATACTTGAACTTGAATTGAGAGAAGAGAAAGCTGAAGCACAGAAACGTATGTCATGGGTTTCAATTCTTAGCATGGTTGTATTTACTGGAATATTATTTACACCTTTGGTGCCTGAATCAAGAGTAGCTGCATTAGGTGATTTGTTGGGATTGTTTTATCTGGGGCAAGCATCAATTGTTGGTTTTTATTTCGGTGCACAAGCATACATGTCAAGGAAGTAATAAATGGCAATAGCAGACGAAGAAAAACGGTTTAAAAAACTTCTTGGTGAGTTAAGAGAAACTAATCAAGAAATAAGAAAATCAACAACAAAAAATGAAGCAGCAACAGCTGTTGTTGATATTATAAGAAATGATTTTGATACACTGGTTGGTGATATTAAAACTCTTGGAAATGATATTGCATCTTCTGTTCCTGGATTGCGTTCTGTTGTTGGAATAGGAAAATATTTTGGTGGCAAAGCAACTAAAGGATTAGTAGATTTATTTAAATTTGAAAATAAAGAACAAAAAAAACTTAGGGAAAGTTTAGGTTTCAATTCTAAAAAAGAATTTGAACTAGCTAAAAAACAAGCAGATAAAAACAAAGCTAAAGAAGATGCAAGCCTAAAACAACTTGAATTAATACAAGAAAGTATTAAAATTTTAGAACCTTCATTGACACCAGATGAATTAGCTAAAAAATTAGAAGATTCAGCAAAAAAATATGGGGTTGATAAACAATTTATTAATAAATTTTTAGGAAAAAAAGAACCAGTTGAAGCAACTTTAGCAGACAGTGTTGTAAAAGCAATTACACCAAAAGATGATAAAAAAACATCCGCAGATCTTGAAGCAAAAAGAGATGAACAAAAACTTGCAGAGAAAAATACTAAAATCTTAGAAACAATCAATGATTCTGTTCTTGGATTAGGCAAAGGATTAGATAGTTTAAAAGAAAAAAGTGGATTTGGTCTTGGTTTAATTGCTGCCCTGATTGCTGCTCCAGTAATTGCTTTGGTAGAATTCTTCAAAACTATAGGAAAAGATTTAAAATTTTTAACAGATTTAAAAATAGGTGATGTATTTAAACCTCTCAAAGGATTGGTTAGTTTTTTTGACAAAATAGTAGATGGTTTCAAAAAAACTAAATTAGGAGAATATTTTTTCAAAAATTTATCATTAGATTTTTTATTTGATTTGTTTGACAGTGTATCATTAGTTTTTGATGGAATTAAAAACACATTTAAAAGAATAATTAATCCTATCAAAAGGTTTGGATCTTTTATAGGCAGAATAATCAGAAGTGTGTCTGCAAGTATAAGAAGATTTATAACTCCCATCGTAAGAATTTTTGAAAAAATAATTGATATAGCAAAGAGTGCTGCAGGATTTTTAAATGGATTTAGTTTCATAGGAAATATAGCAAAAACAATTGGTAGAGTATTAGGAAAATTATTTCTTCCTATTACTGTTATTATGGGTGTATTTGATTTTGTTTCTGGTTTTATGAAAGGATACGAAGAAGGTGGTATAATTGAAGGTATTAAACAAGGTGTTATAAATTTTCTAGATGAAGCTATAGGTGGTATATTAAGGATGCTAACAGGTGCAGCTGCTTGGATTCTTGAGTTTCTAGGATTTGATAAACTTGCTGCATCACTAACAGCTGAAGTAGATAACATATTAGATGCAGTATTTAGTGCTGTTTCTGGAATTGTTGATATTGTTGTTGGAATTTTTACATTTGATGTAGGAAAAATACTTGGTGGATTGGGACAAATATGGGATTCAATTACAGGGATATTCCTTTCTGCATTTAATATTCTTGAAGCATTTGTAAGTGATATATTCGATTTTCTTGGATTTGATATTAGTTGGAATCCATTAACTATTATCAAGAATTTCTTTAGTGGTGTTTATGATTTCTTCGCAGATCTTTTCGGATTTGGTTCTGATAAAGAAGCCGAAGTTGAAGGAGAAGCCTCGACCAGTCCATTTGATGTTGTTAAAACTTTCTTTGGTAATGTGTTTGGTTATATAGGTGAGAAATTTACTGCATTTAAAGATATGATTTTTGGATTTCTTCCAAGCCTACCTTCAATATCCGAAATTACAGATAGTTTAATTAACTTTGGAAAAATGATCTACAATCCAGAAACTGGTGAAGTATTTGGATTTACACTACCAGAACTTCCGAGCATTTCCGATATATGGGGAATGGTGACAGGATTTGCAAGCAAAATATATGATCCTGCTACTGGTGAAGTATTTGGATTCAAGTTGCCTGAATTACCTTCTATTTCTGATATTTTTGATACAGTTGTATCCTTTGGTAAAAAGATATATGATCCTGCTACTGGTGAAGTGTTTGGATTCACAATGCCTGAATTACCTAGCATTTCTCAAATATGGGATACTGTTACAGGATATGCGAAGAAAGTGTATAATCCAGAAACTGGTGAAGTATTTGGGTTTAAACTTCCTGAATTGCCTAGTATTTCACAGATATTTACTACAGTAAAAGATTTTGCTAGCAAAAT